GATGACAACAACGCATATTGGATTGGCGATGTGAACGGCTATGATACCTACAAGAATAACCCTGCCAAGAATTTCAGCGTCGAACACGTTGTTTGGAAGCGCATGGATGGTGGTAACCTCACCTTACCTGCTTCTAATGCACGTGGGCTTGGTGCTGTACCTTGGGTAACAAGAGTATTGAGTAACACACCGTATGTAATGGGTGAGGAATTACTTGGTAACTGTCGCTTCTCCTTTGAAACAACAAACAGTGCAATGTTCCCTGTAATTCAAGCACAAGAATTGTCGCACCCACAACTCGCTGCTCGTCACCCTGATGAACTACGAAATGTGATGATGATTCCAAACGAGGATATACAGTTTGAAGAAATTGAAGTGCAAGACGATACAGGCCAAGTTCACATTGTAGAGGGCGGTTCACCGTTTGGTACAATTATTCGTGGCTTCAGAACCATCAGTGACCGAGGAACAGAGGGGCTTGCTCCCGCAATTGCAAACAGTGGTATTTCACCAAACCTCAAAGTTCAGTTGCCTAATCCTGACAGTGTACCGGGTAACATCATTGTTCGTTCAGGATTTGACCCAATCCAAGCATACCAAACAGAAACAATTGGTGGTGGTGGGATGCTACACCCAAGCATGGATGCGAGCGTCAAGCATTTGTTTAATAACAGTGTATTGAGTCCTCGTCTTGGTCCTTCTTTTGATAATCACAATTGGGAACACATTAGTCAAGAGTCTTCAGGTGTTGCATTCCCCGATGTCAAAAAGAGTGGTTGGGAAAATGCAACGGACAACAAACCTCTGCAAACATCGTATGAACTCCACGACCGTACATTGTTCTTCCATGTAACAAAATCAGGTAACACGCATACACACCGTTATCCTACAACATACACACATTCAGCGGGTGTTGTCAACAACGACTTGACCGCCACTACGTATTCAGGCACAACACTTACTGTCAACGCATCAATTAACACGACATTGTTTGCTACAGGATTCGGTGAATCTGAAATGAACGATAGTCGTAGATTCCTACGATTGTACAATCCAACAACAGGTCGTGGTGGTGTAGCATCGTACACAAGCATTAGTGGTGCTGAATTTAGAGGATGTGTAGGAGATGCGGATTTCGATGCATTGGTAGCAGGGTCAATTACTACACTCAAGGTTGTGCCTTCGTATTACACACCCGCAGGTAGCAGTAGGTTCTACGCAGCACGAAGGCTACGTGACCATGCTGAAGTCAGTGGGTCAAGTCCTGACATGGCACACACGCAATACTTCGACGGTGTGGCTGATTTTACTGTTGGAAGTGCATCGTACAACAATGACCCAACAATCACACACGCATCTTCAACAGCAATTAGAGCCAATATGCTTGTATCAGGCTCGGGCATACCCACGGGCGCGTACGTAGCATCAGTAACCGATGCCACGCATTTTGAATTATCAGTATCAACAACAGGTGGGTCAAAGACCGGGCAAACTCTAACCTTCCAAACACCTGCGTATGAGATTTACAAGAAGCCAAAGATGACGCCGATGCCGATTCCGCGTATGGGTCATCACTATGTCACACCAACAATGGCTATGTTACCGGGTCATTGGGCGCACCCTGCATACCAAGCCGTGTACGACTTACACCGCGCTTGCCGGTCATCTACGACACCATTGTTGGAAAGACAGTTGATGGATGCACAGGGTAAGACGACGCTCAAAGCATCTGTAGCATCATCTGTTACAGACCAATTCTCCGGTCACGACCCACCTATGAATTTCAGTTCTCTAACTGCTACACCATCAGGCCCAAGCGACATACACGGAGGTGCGTTTACCTTGATGTTTGAATCAAAGGTTCGACACGACGGATATGGAATTTTAGCATCAAAAGGACAAGCAGGTGTCATCAATAGCAAGGGTGGGCATACCATTGTTTTGGAAGCCGCCGCTAATTACACACTCGACAATCACTTCCCCGACCCATCAGAAGTTGGTGCGTATCAAATTGTCATACAGCCAAATCTACACACCTCACAACTAACAGGATTCCACGAAAATGGTGGTGCTACTGCACTACCGGATGGGTCCGTCGAAGAACTCACCAACCAACAGGTTGCTTTGGTCATAGGTATGAAGCAAGCCGATAGCACACGCGGTGCTGTAGCACTTGTATTGGCTGAAGCAACGATGGCCGATGTGCGCGGGTGCGAGGTGTTCATCAATGAACTAATGATTGACCTTGACCCTGACCACGGCTCACAATTTACCAACATACCACCTCTTCTCACGTACAACGCATTGGGTGTGCAAGGCACGGAATCACCTGCGTTTACACGTGCCAACTCATTCCCATACCACCCCGGTATGTTTGCAAACTCCACACCCGGATTTACAACAAACATTCCGTGGTGGTCAATACTTCACAAAACTGGTATAGGAAGCGGTGTTACTGATGACATAGGCCATAGGCATTTGTCGATATATCGCTTTGATGACTATTATCAGTTTTGTAGAGCAAATTATGGTTCTATTTCATCGCAATTGACACTCGCGGGTTATCCGAGTATTTACCCCGATATTTATTCACCAATATTGGAAAATCGCAGTTTGAATCCAAGTGCCGTGGTTACTGATATTGATGTAAACGGTAAATCAGCATGGACAGCCAATTCCGCCTTTACGGGTGTTCAAGTTGACGATGGAAGAAATTTCATGCAAGAGCCGTATTTCGGTCAAAAATTAGAGTATATTGATAATAATGGAAGAAGACAATCTAAATCATACACCATACGTAGTGGTGTAGAAGTAGGTGTAAAAAACACCGCTAACGTGTTTGCTATAGAAGCAATATCAGGTATCGACAAAGACGACACCTTCTATGCTAATTTGGAAGTAGGTATGACGATACGTTTGACACGTGCGTATGATTTCAAACCAGCGGGTTCAATTTTCACTGATGCAAAAACAAGCATCATCACACGCACATTACCACAGACGCTCCAAGGTAGTCGAGATACTAATTCTCTCCACATGGCCGATGCATTCCTTTCTCTTTGGCATCCGAATCTTGGTCGTCCACATACATTTTACAGTGACAGTAGTAGAACTTGGGCCACACCTGCAAGTGACCGTGCTGTAGATGCAAAACCATACAACATGATGCCTGAACATTTTGAAACAATTCACTACCATGATGGAACGTACTATGCGAGCATGGGTCCATTTGGGTTGCTTATTCAAACACCCAAACCGTCGTATAGATACATCAATAACGCGGGTTCACCAACACTTGTAACAAGTGTAACTACAGCCGGACATTTACATACAATACAGCATGATACAGTAAGTGCGGCTATATCGGTAGGCACATATGTTACTATCAATGGAAAAGCCGTTGGAACAGTGTACGCATCTACAACCACTCAAATACAAATTGCACAGCAGAATATACCAACAATCAATGTTGGTGATGAAATCTTTGTTGGTGGGGATGGTACGTTACTTGAGGGCAATGCTACTCATGCGATTAGTGGACTCGCATATCAAGGTGGGCAATTCGATGGAAGTGACGCGCAAACTCAAACTATGCTCAACAAGTTTTGGCCTTGCGGAAGTCGCGGTGGGCCTCTTGTAAGTCGTTTGGATGGATATGCGTATGTATCTACAGCATGGTCATATCCTGAACAATATGACTACAATGCACCTGTTTGGTCAGACCAAGACGATGATGGTTCATACGCTGTATCAAGTGGCATTACCAAAGCAGATTATTCATCTACACATGGTGGTGGTGGAAGCACAAGACCACGACCATTCGGTTACAGATATGGTTTGAGACAACCATACAATCGTCCACAATGGAGCATGTACGGTGCGCGAGGGTTTGTGGAAGCAAACGCAGGTGGTAGCAGCGGCACTACATTTGTACGAGGTTACAAACACGGACCGCTCGTACAAGAAGAAACACAAACTTGGACTTACACAGGTGGTTCGGGTTTGTCAAATGCAACTTACCCAAGCACTTACGTTGGTATAATGGAACGAAAAACCAACTTCAGTGGTATGCTTGCTGGTGATAAATCAGAGTGGCAAGTTAGATACAGTGAAGGGCGTCGAATGACACGACCGTTCGGTTGCCCCGTTCGTACACTACGAAATACAAACAACGTTGCACGTGATTGGTGGGGTGAAGGCGAAGGAAAGAACCTCTCTACAATCGACCAAATCGCAGGTTACTACATTGTAGATTGGTGGGGCAACACACGTGGTGAAGATGTTAGACGATACCCCGTTCGTGGTTTTGGTATCAGACCTGCATGGGATTGTGGAAACGCATATGAGTATGACCGAACGAATGGTCGAACACCATTTGAGAGAATCTTAAACGACGAGAAACCAATTTTCAACATGAAGAATGTTGTCGCATGGAACGGTACTACGGTAAGTGTGTCAAGTAACTACACACTACCACGATTTGGTGGTACGATGAACGATGACAATAACAACAACACTGACAAATTGGTTGATGTGTTTGCTCCAACTCGTTCGATGCGTATTGGAGATATGGGTAACGGGCGTGGTGTACGTTACCCGACAATGTTCAACGAAGATGTACTAACTGCACTTGACGAACCTACTCGCTCCACCGGTTTGGTGTTATCTCACAACACAGCCGAGCCGCCCGTATCTGACGGTTACATCAGACCACGAAACGATACTTTACAAGCAGATGAAATTACCCGTGGTATCAGTAACAAATTGGATATTGCCGAAGATGGGTTGTTGAAACCTGAAGCAGTAGTCAGTGACCGAATAGAAACCATTTCAGGTGCATCACCACACAAGGACCCAATCAGCCGTTCGTCACCACGTATCGGTATAGATGCTGAAAACGACCAAGCCACTGAAGCAAACCTTGTTGTCATCAACACAGAAGCACACAGCCTCCACACCGACCGCAACGTAGGACAACGTATCGTATTGGAAGGTGGTTTGCAATCAGGCTCACAGACACTTGCTCACTACGACTTAACCGACCTCACCTTTGCGGGTCAGCCACAAGGTGGTGTTATGCGCTTCAGCCACACCAATCCATTCACCGTCTTGGGTGGAACGTATATTCTTGAGGCACGTAACTATCTCAAACATATTGATGACACAGGTTGGACAGCACTCCCAACATCAGGTATGGTTCTTTGGTTAAAAGCCGATGATTTGGACCTCGCCGATACTGCGGCTGTGTCACAATGGAATGATGCATCAGGAAACGGTCATCATGCTACACAAAGCACAGCAAGTGACCAACCGAGTTTTGTAGCATCGGACACAGATTTTAACAACCAACCTCATGTACACTTTGATGGTAATGATGAACTCGCAATACCATTTAGTGCAGACTTGAATCCGAACAACATGACGATATTTATAGTCGCAACAGTCGATTCTGATACCGGAACATATCAGGGCGTCATTAACAACTACACTTCAAACACAGGGTGGTTACTTTACGCAAGAATGACCGGCGCTACTAATTATTGGCAAGTTAGAACTGGAACAGGTTCTGGTCAAACGACAATCAATGCGGCTTCTGATAGTGTAGTACCCAATACACCGTCTATCGTCACTTTCCAAATATCAGGTAGTGATGGCTCAGGTGGAGGAACTACAGTTCAGACACTATCGGTGAACGGTGTTTCTGCCGCTACATCCAGTGCAGTATTTACCAAGAAATCCAGCACTTCTAATACACCCATTTTGGGTCAAGTAGGGTCATTCCAATTAACAGGACAAATGGCAGAAGTAGTGATGTTTAACCGCGCTCTTTCGACGGAAGAAACAAAACAAGTAGAAGGTTATCTCGGTACAAAATATGGTATCAGCGGCACAGCCGGATTCAAGACAAGCAATCCGTATGAAACAGCGGCATTCCCGGCTGTCTTAAGCCAAACAAACTACGGCGACAAGAGTGTGAAATTCCTTGTTCGGCCTGTACGTATGCTCGACAAGCAACACGTTGAGATTTTCCGACCAAACAATTCACTTCACAGTAGTTCACCGCAATACGGTTCGACCGCTTACAGTGCAACGGCAGGTGGTAAGTATGGCGTGTTCGCTTACGAGATGCCGAATGCACGTGCATCATCTGTGTACATGCGTGGTACTAATCCTGATACGAATCCACCTTACGCACCTGTGTACAGAATCGTACCGGGTGTCAGCGACAGCGTGCCTGTTAGTAAGGGGCCGAAACTGCTCGGTTCGGGCATGGCTGACTTTGACAAGACAACCATCGGAACCACAGTCAGTCGATTGGTCATCAGCGAGAATACACTCCAACATCACCGTTCAGATGCCGCTCGCCGAAGAACTGTAGTCGATGACGACGGTGTAGAAACACGTGCAGATTACAACGTTCAGCCAAGGTTTAGTCAGTCTTTGCATCCTAAAGGCCATAAAGGAGATGTGTCCTTCAATTCATCAGACCATAGTGGTGATGCCGCATGATGCCGATGGACGACGCTTGGGGTTACCTTGAAAAGAAACTTTGTCCTGAAGGAAAAGCGGCGGCAAAACGTAAGTTCAAAGTTTATCCATCAGCCTACGCAAACGGTTGGGCTGTACAATACTGCAAGGGTAAATTCCGTAAAAAGAAGGGGAAGAAGAAATGAAACTAAAACGTAAATCTTGCTGTTGCGGTGGGACTGAAAAAACACCTTGTGTATGCATGATGAAAGGTGTAATGAAATGTTCAATGAGCGCTCCTAAATGTCCATGTTATGCTTTACTTGATAAGCAACAAAAGAAAGCAAAGAAAATTTCTAAGATGATAGCAGTTAAGTGATATAATGACTGAAGTTCTTGTCCGTAAAAATTTGAACCGATGGTTCAAGGAAAAATGGGTGGACGTATCACGTAAGGACAAAGATGGGAAACACCCACCATGCGGTCGTTCCAAAGCAAAGAAGGATAGTAAGGGTTATCCTAAATGCAGACCTAGTGTAAAGGTCAGTAACAAGACTCCGAAGACAAGCGGCTCTATGACAGAGGGACAGAAGCGTGCCGCAACCAAACGCAAGCGTTCTAAGAAACAAGGTGTGGGTGGTAAACCCACGATAGTAAAGATGGTCAGGGTGATTTGATGAGTGATGAATTTTGTGATTGTTGTACTCCGGGTGAGATGGCATTTGAATTTCTCAAGGCGAAGAAGAAGAAACCATTCCACGGTTACAACCCAAACAAACACAGTCGTAAGGGTGGACTGAATGCAAAGGGTCGAGCCGCCGCCAAGCGCAAAACAGGCGCGAATCTGAAACCACCTGTCACAACCAAGCCAAGTAAACTCAAGCCCGGTTCCAAGAAGGCCAAGCGACGCAAATCATTCTGCGCTCGTATGTCAGGTGTGAAAGGACCGACAAGTAAGAAGGGTAAGATGACACCGAAAGGTGCGGCGCTCAAGAGATGGAACTGTTGATGCATTATGACATTGATTACTGATACAGCCGTAGGTCGTTTCAGTACCGATGTCAATGAAGTCATGGACCACGTGCGTAAGCCTGTGTTCGTGGACAACGCTATCCATCATGCACGTGTAGAGGTGACTACAGACGGTAAGAACAAAGTCACTATAGAAAAGAACAATGCGACAACATTCAAGGTCACACCTGAACGTAAATACAAAATTGTCGAAGGGGAATCATCTCTACAGGTCACCCACAATTTAACACCCGGACACAATTATACCGGTAACCCGTTCTATAGCGATGACAAAATATCAGATTCAAATCAACCTGACCTTTTGTTCAACGCAGATGTGATTTCACAACGGTTAGCACCATCCAGCAACACCACCAGCACGACAGGTAGAACGTTGTTTCTTCAAAATATGAAGAATCAGCGAATTTCAGATGTGGGTTTTTCGGGTGATAAAGTGCATTTTGCCAGCCCTATCGACGTTGGTTTAAGAACTACAGATTTAGCGTTGTTAATGGGCAAGGCCACTAATGGAGAAAATATTTCTATCAACATTGGACCGCCGCTTGCTGCTACAAATGCATCACAAAATCGCCGCCATCATTCCACACGGTATGTAGCACGCGACTTTAGAAATGTCAATCTCGGTACAGCATTGAAATTTATTTCAAGACACGACAAACGTATGACGTTGTTTGATAAATTTGGTAACTTGATGTATGTACCAATGAAATTTGCTGATTCAG